ACTTATAGTTTACAGAGTATTCGGAAAGCACAAAAGATGGTGGCATGAATTTCTATGCACGGAAGAAGAAATGCAATGGTATATTGATAAAATAACCGTCATAAAACAAAGGTCAAAACCTAACGTATAACGCCTTGGATGGGCATTGTAAAATCCATACACAAAATGAAAAAGTCAAGTGGTAAAGTTAAAGGTGGCAAACGTGGCGGAGGAGGCCATAGCAAATGAGTTGGTCAGTTAATAAAACAGGAACACCGGACGAGGTTGTTGCATACTTAAAAGAGCAGAGCAATATTCTCTACGGACAAAGCAAGGAAGAATATGATGCAGCCCTTCCTCACTTAATTGCGATAGTAGAGCAAAATCTCGGAGGCTCTATTTCTCTTAATGCCTATGGACATGGTTCAAAAGACGCAGCGGGAAATTTCACAGACAGAAATTGTCAGGTGCATATTACCCGATAACACCAAAGCTTTAAGCTGGTCAAAACGAATGGCCAGCTTTGCTTTTTGAATGAACTTGATTGAAACAAAACTAAACGAAAATGGACACCTTAAAAAAGGAAAGTCTGGCAGTTGAAGACGAGAAGCAAGCGGAACAACAGCGGACGGTAATTGCAAAAGGTCAAATGTTAGCAGCTCTGGAACAAGGATTGGGAATAGTATCGGTGGCCTGTAAGCTCGTTGGAGTTTCCAGATCGGTGCATTATAATTGGATGAAAGATGATGATAATTACCGTATGTCCGTTGAATCACTATCGGAAGTTGCTTTGGATTTTGCAGAATCAAAACTTATGAAGCTAATCGAGAACGGAGATAATTCTTCCACTATCTTCTTCCTGAAAACCAAAGGCAAAAAGCGAGGGTATATTGAACGGTCGGAATTTGCCGTTGTCGATCCTTTCTTGGAACTAATGCAAAACTACAACCCGGACGGTAAACCCGACTCCAAATGACACTTGAAGAATTTAAGAAGGACTGTTATAGTCGCTGGAGAGGGGACTGGAACTCTTTTGCATTTGAAGCCTTAAAAGCAAGGCTCGATCCACACCAGCAGGAAATACTCTATGCGTGCCAAACAGAAAAGATGATTGCGGTTGCTTCCGGGACTGCTCGAGGGAAGGACTATGTTGCAGCCACTGCGGCACTTTGCTTTATGTATTTAACTCCTGTATTTCGAGGTAAGGAACTTATTGCTAATACAAAAGTGGCAATGACAGCACCGACAGGAAGACAAGTCGGAAATATAATGTACCCGGAGTTAACTCGGCAATTCAAAGCTGCAAAATTCCTGACTGGCCGATTAGTTTCCTTCGACATAAGGACAAAATACCCGGAATGGTTCTTAACAGGATTCAAGGCGGAAGATAATCAAACGGAAGTATGGTCAGGCTTTCATGCCGTCAATACAATGTTTATCGTAACTGAAGCTTCCGGCCTTTCAGAAACTACGTTCGCAGCTATCGAAGGAAACCTACAGAGTAATTCAAAACTCCTTATCGTATTCAACCCTAACAGCCTTATCGGGTATGCTGCAAGGGCAATGGCTTCTCCCAGGTTTCATTCTTTCAGGCTTGATGACCTTAACGCTCCCAATGTGCTTCAGAAGAAAACTATTTATCCGGGGCAAGTAGACTATGAATGGGTGAAAGATAAGGTTGCGACTTGGTGTAATCCTATTCAGGAAGATGACTTTAACGAAGGGCTTGGAGATTTTGAATGGGAAGGTGGATTGTACAGGCCAAATGACTTATTCAGAGTTAAGGTTCGTGGAATGTTCCCGGAAACATCAGAGGATGTACTTATACCTTACAGATGGGTCGAGCTTGCAATGGAACGCTGGCAGAAGCGCAAAGATGAAGGGTTGGTACTAACGGGTCATAGGCGAATAGGTGTTGATATCGCAGGGATGGGAAGGGATGCGTCGGTACTTTGTCACAGGTTTGAAGACTTTGTTGTTAATTTCGATCGCCACCAATCGGGAGGTGAGGCAGATCATATGAAAGTTGCCGGGATGGTATTGAACGCACTTGACAAAAAGGCGCTGGCTTTCATTGATACTATCGGGGAAGGTGCCGGGGTATTCTCACGGCTAATGGAACTTGGCAAAAAGCGGCAAGTCTTTTCCTGTAAGTTCAGCGAGGGAGCAGAAGGACTTTCTGACTATACACAGCAGTATTCCTTTGCAAATATGAAAGCTTATCTATATTGGGCAGTCCGGGATTGGCTGAACCCGGCTTTTGATTCAACGGCTTGTCTTCCACCTGAAAAATCGCTTATTGAAGAAATTCTGGAAATTCGATATATGATTCAGAGTAATGGAAAGATTATAATTGAGCCAAAGGAAAAGATGAAAGAAAGGCTTGGTAGATCGCCAGACTTATTTGATGCGTTGGCCAATACATTCTATCCGGGAGATACACAAAAGGGAGTTAGTATTACAGACTTGGCAGGGATGCTTCGCTAATTATTTGTTTTCTAATTTTGATTAGTCTAAATTTGTTCAACCAAAAACCTTAATAACCAATGGCAAAATTCAGAAGGGTTGCAAAAGTAGGAACTTCCGGCGGCAAGGCAGTTGTGAAAAACAGCAGAGGCAAAATAGTCAGCCGGCACTCATCAAAAGCCGCAGCTATCAAGGCTGCAAAATCCCGTCAACGGCAGCACGCAAAAAAATCTTAATATGGCAAACTTAACCTATGATGATATTATTAAGTCGGATGACTTGAATAAGATAAAAGAGACATTTTCAAATCAGAAGGTGGCCTTTAACCAAACAGTGAGTATTATCGGCACGGAAGCAGTAACAAAAAGAGACAAAACCGGAGAGCAGTATCAGGTTGAAACTATTGCTCAATATAAGGTTGAACAGCATAACGTATTTGATCCGCAGATGCGGAAAATGAAAATCGTAAATGCACCTACAACAGAAACAGATAAAAACGGAGAGCCTGTTTACAAACTCACATTGGTTGATGTTGCGAGGGTTGGGATTCCCTTTCAGGAACTAATTGTTAATCGCAGGGTTGGCTTTATGTTAAGCGATCCCGTCACAACTGATATCCTTTTCTCGAAAGACACAGAAGAAGAAAAGGCATTGCTGGAAATGGTTGATCGTATTCAAAATGACAATAAGTGTGACTATAAAAACAAAGAGCTTGCCAGAAGGATGATGTCTGAAATGGAGTGTGCTGAAATATGGTATTTCGTGCCCAATACAGACCCGGATATAAAAGGCCAATATACTTTGCGTATGAAGGTATTATCACCTGATCTGGGCGATCGCCTTTGGCCGCTTTTTGACGAAGTAGGTGATTTGATTGCCTTTGCAAGAGAATACAAACTCAGGAATATTGACGGGGTTGATATTAACCACTATGACATTTACACAAAAGACCTTGAATATAAGTGGATTCAGCGAGATACCAAATGGATTCTTGATGACCAGTTAAACCCAAATATTAATCCAATTCCTAATCCTGTTGGGAAAATAATGATAATTTACTACACCCAGCCACAGCCTGAATGGGCAAAGGTTCAAAGTATGATTGAGCGGTTTGAAATGGTTATATCAAATCATGCTGACACAAATGATTATTTTGGTAATCCAATATTAACAGTATCCGGGAAGGTTCAGGGGTTTGCAGCTAAAGGTGAGCAAGGTAAGATTCTGGAACTTGAAAACGGAGCACAGGCAAATTATCTGGCATTGTCGTCAGAACCAGCGTCCGTAAAGATGGAGCAGGAAAACCTTGAAAGGTTTATTTACACAATGAGTCAGACACCGAATATTACTTTCAGCGAAATGAAAGGGATGGGTGCAATTTCCGGGATTGCCTTGAAGCTATTATTTCTTGACGCACATATGGCAGTAAAGAGTAAGGAGGAAATCTTCGGAACCGGCTTACAGCGAAGGTTGAATTTACTGAAGGCCGCAATAGGTAAGATAGTTGATACAAGCCTCAAAGCGGCATCGTTGCAAGTGCAGCTAAAGCCAGTAATAACTCCCTACTTACCTATGAATGAAACGGAGGTTATCAGTAACCTTTCTATTGCGCTTACATCCGGGATAATAAGTCAGGAATCAGCGGTCGAGCAAAACCCATACGTGGCAGATTCGGAAAGCGAAATGGAACGGATAACCGGAGAGGCCGACAAACAAGCTCAACAGGAAAGTAAATTAGCTTCCTTAATGCAAAAGAATAGCATTGATAATGCAAACCAAACCCAAAATAATAATGGTCAAAATTCTAATCTTAACACCCAGCAGAACTGATTCACCTAGTTTTTATCGTTCCGGGGGAATCGCACCCGACTTAAAAAAGCGAATGGATATCGAAATCGATATAAGACAGCCAGACCAAATTATTCTGCATTGGCAGAATCTTCTCCTTTATGATCTTATTATGTTGCAGCGTCCGTATTTGGATGACATGGTAAGCCTGATGGATTACTGTAAAGACTTAGGTATTCCTCTTTGGGTTGACTATGACGACTATTTACTGGGAGTCCCGGCAGACAATCATCATTCAGCGACTTATGATCCACATACACGGGAAAACATCAAAGCCTTATTGAAAGGTGCAGATATCGTTTCTGTATCAACAAAACCATTAAAGGAAGCTTTCAAGGAATACAATAAGGATATCCGGGTAATCCCTAATGCCTTTAATGATTTTATATTCAAAAAAACAGTATTTCAACCGCAGCGTCAACGGTTATTCATGTGGAGGGGTGGAGAATCCCATATTTACGATATTATGTCAATGGGAAACGCTTACAACAAAGCGATGAAGGCATATAAAGACTGGCACTTTCTGTTCATGGGATTCATGCCATGGTATCTTGATCGATCGAGTAATTTCTTTCATCTTGATCCACAAGACGTGATTCATTATCATAAAAACGTCTTAAAAATGGCTCCTGCAGCCTTTACGGTTCCATTGTATGATAACCTGTTCAATCATTGTAAGTCAAATATTGCTTGGATTGAAGCTTCTTATTTTGGTGCTGTTTGCATAGCTCCTGATTGGGAGGACTGGCAGGTTCCGGGAGTCTTAAAATACAGTAACGAAGCGGAATTTTCTGCCGCAATAAGTACCATTGCCGAAGGGTATGACTATTCAAAAGACCTGAAAGCGGCTGCCGATTATATTCGTGGCAATCTGATGTTAAGCGAGGTTAATAAGCTCCGGGAAGATATAATCAAAAGCCTCCTGTAAAATGGAACAATCTGAAATGATACGTCCCACATGGGATTACGGCGACTTCCATAGAAACGAATGGATTAAAAAGGACATTACAGTAATCATGTGTGAAAGGGACACGGCAGACGTCACAAAACTTTGTCTTGAATCCCTTCTTCGCTTTTACCCTGATATTCCAATTCTAATAATTGACGGTGGTTCTATTGATGAATCGCTTAATTATGTTCACTATCTGGCAGCTACTTATCCAAATATAAGGCTCTGGGAGAGGGAGGGGAGAAACGGACACGGGACAATGCTTGATGAAGGGATCAGACACTTTATCAAAACGAGGTACGTTTTGCTTTGTGATAATGATATTATTATTAAGCGCGGTGGATGGATTGAACAAATGCTGTGGGCAATTAAGGCATCAGAAGAAGGTTTAAATCCTATTTATACCATTGGTACATTAATGCTTGTTTCAGACTCCGGCGACGGCTGTTCTCCACCAAAAGACGACAATGATATTCTAAGGTACACTCACCCTTCCTGTTCAATGATTAACAGGGACCTGTATTTACCAATGAGGCCTTTTGTGGAACACGGCGCACCGCTTGTTTACAATATGCAAGATGCAAAACAGCGTGGATATCGTGTTGAAAACTTCCCGATTCATTATTACGTTGCGCACCTGTCTGGCGCAAGCTGGACTGAGCCGAGAACGATTTGGAAAGATGATATGGACGTTTTGATTCGGCCGTT